CGTGAAGAAGATTAAATACGCAATGGCTGTACTCGCAACCCTTTTATGCTCAGCCTATGCCAGTGCAAACGACTGGAGTACTGCTGACACTGTGCGCCAAGCAGCCGTGCTTGGTACTTTTGTCGTGGATTACAAACAGACCAGTGATATTAAGAACCATCCCGGTATGTTCGAGCGTAACCCGATCCTCGGACCGCACCCTGCACAGAGCACAATTCGGAACTATTTCTTAACAGCAGCAGTGGCGCACACTGCACTTATGGTGGTACTTCCACCAGACATCCGGGCTACTGCACAGTACGCAACAATTGCTCTGCAGGTAGCGGTCATCGGGCATAACAAGTACATAGGGCTGAGCGCAAAATGGTAAACAAAGACATCTGGCATAAACGTTTCAACGGATTTAGCTGTGGTCTGCTTTTCAACTCTGGCTCAGCATGGGTAGGTTGCCACTACTCTGAATTCAATCGGCGGTACTGTATTAATCTGGTGCCGTTCGTAACCTTCTGGATCACAGTGCGCGGAGGTAAAGTGCCATGCAAGGAGAAGGTATAATGCGTAAACTTACCCGCAGTCAGATGACTGCATGGAAAGTACGCCAGCTCAAGGTAGAGCAGGGAGGCTTGTGCGGTATCTGCGGACTACCTATTGACCTCAGTATCAAGGGCGAGGGAGTTATCGACCACGACCACGATACCGGGGAAGTTCGTGGGGTGCTGCACCGTAGCTGCAATGCTGCCGAAGGTAAGGTAGCCAATGCTGCTGGTCGATGGGGTGCCAAAACCATGAAGTACTCTGCAATTGTTGAGTACCTGAAAAAGCTGGTATCCTATCTGGAGCGTCCGGGATGTGGGGTTATCTACCCAATGCACAAAACGGAAGATGATAAACGTGAGGCCCGTAATGCTGCAGCACGGTTAAAGCGTGCGCAAGCTAAGGCAGCGCAAGCACTGAGGAGTAAGCGTAATGTATGATCCAACAATACCGAGATTTCTTGGCAGCTTAGACAATAGCCTGCTTAGCAAAGCCCACGAAGTTCTGCTGATGTTAAAGAAGCATAATATCGTAGCGTGCGTGGCTGGAGGCTATATTCGGGATGTGTTGAATGGGCGTATCCCTAAAGATATGGATGTGTTCATTCTGGACGACTCCTCTGCCACGATGGTGTGCAACTGTCTGCGCAGCTCTGGGGACATCGTGCCTGAACTATACGAGCCTGAAACTTACGAGGGACTTGACCGTGTAACCGATCTGGACTACGTAATAAAGGCAAACATCGGTATGCCTGTGGACTTTATCGCGTATGATAATCCACCTGAAAACTGGGAGCAGCAGCTTGCTATGTTTGATAGCACCGTGAATATGGCGGCTATGCTACAAGATGGGCAGATTGTCATGCTGCATGATGTCACTGCTAAACTGCAATACTTCTTTGCGGGTGCAGCAGACTACGTAACACGGTTGCCAATGCTACAATGCAAGTACCCTGAAAAGACGTTTGTAACTGTTGAAGACTTTGCCGAATACAAGGCACGTACCGGGAGGGCAGCTTAATGCGCGGCGCACTAATGCGATTATGGACACGGGAGCAGCATATAGCAATGCTGAGTAAGTTCCCATCTGATGTGGATGCAGCACGGGAGTACAGTAAAGTAAAGCTGGTAACTCCGCAGAACGTGCAGTACTGGCGTAAAATCTTCGTCGAACAGGATGGTAACATGGCACGCGCCGACGCTATGCTTAAGGCAGGTCGCCAGATTCGTAAACCGACTCCAGACGAAGACATCGGCGACGATCTGCCGGACTTGAATAAGGTGTACAAGTGCGTGCTTGTTATCTCGGACCAGCACTACCCGTATCAGCACCCTGACATTATTCGGTTCCTGTCTGCTATCAAGGAGAAGTTCCCGATTGATCTGGTGCTGAACACCGGTGACGAGGTTGACTACCATGCACTGTCTTTCCATGATAGCGATCCGAATCTGGACAGTGCTGGCCCTGAGCTGGAGCGTGCACGTAAGCGTATTGCAAAGCTGCACGATCTGTTCCCGCAGCAATTGGTAGCAGGATCGAACCACGGAAGCATGGTGTTCCGGCGTGCAAAAGCGCACGGTATCCCGGTACAGGTTCTGCGCCCGTATCGTCAAGTGCTCTTCCCAGATCACGGTGCACCGGGCTGGAGCTGGGCCGACGAGTGGATCATTAAAACACCGGGTGGCCCTGTACTACTGCGACATAGCTCAAGCAACCCACTGCACGACGCAGCACACAACCGGGCAAACATCGTAGTTGGGCACGCGCACAGCGTGTACTCCATCGACTATGCCGCTTCATCGGATTGCCTGTACTGGGGTATGACTGTAGGGTGCTTGATCGACAAGAACTCCTACGCCTTTGCATATGGCAAGAACACGCAGAAGAAGCCGATTATTGGTGTCGGTATGATTCTGGATGGACTGCCGCATCTGATCCCGATGCGCCTGAACTCCCGTGGACGCTGGGTGGGCAAGTTATGAACATCCAGCTATGGTTGGTGGCTGGCTCAGACGGTAAGCAGTACTACATGGAGCTAGGCTGCAGGCGTGTACGCAGTGTGTACCACCCGTACCTGACTGTAATGTTTACCACTGCGCCGCTGACTGAAGCATCAGTAGATAAACATCTGGTGCAGGAAAAACCAGACTTCGCGGAGGCTGGTATGTACCGTGCTGGGCCTCCTAATTGGAAACCAGTAGAGTTCGTGCCGCTTGAACAGACGGCCTTAACTCTGCAAGAAACTTCGGAGGGCTTCTATGGAGCACTATCAGACAAGTGATGAAATGGTTCGGCATGTACAAGCCTGTGTTGAAACAGGTAATCGTGTCGGCGCATTATCTGCCATTCAGCAACTCGCTGCAATGGATACACCGGAAGCAACGCAAGCACTTGTTGAGCTTGCATTAGAATAAGGAGAAACGAATGGATCACCAGTTACGCCAGAAGCAGTTAGACATCGAGCACGAAGAGGACACAAACGCTGCCCTTGAAGCATTACAGGAAATGTTCGCTGCTGCGGATTCTGGTGATCTATCAGCTCCGCGTGCTATGAAGTACCTACATGCGGCTATCCCACAGGTAGCCGAGGAGATTAAAAAGACACAAGCAAAGCCTGCCCGTGGCCCAGCAGGTCCGTACCTGAAATGGATTCAAGCCATTAGCGCAGAAACTGCAGCACTGATTGCTCTTCGGGTAGCTCTTCCTATCTGTCTCACAAGGGCAGACGGTGCTGGGACTATTATCGAGCTTGCTACCAACATGGGGAAAACCCTGATGCTGGAGGTGCGGATCAAAGAAGCCGAGACAATCAACCCGGTGTACATGCAGAAAGTAACAGAGCAGGTGCAGGAGCGTGGCTCTTCCGATGGGCGATTCATCAGCAATGTGTACCGTAAAGCGTTGCGCAGTTTGAATGTGGAGTACGAGGCAGATCGTATTACCACACTGCATGTAGGTAAGTACTTGGTAGATGCCCTATACGAGTGCGGAGTTATTGAACTTGTGCGCTCAAAAGGCCGCACAGGAGATCAGTGCTTCTACAAACTGCACTCAGAGATTGAGAGCTACCTCACAGGGTACGATATGTCTGACGTAGCTATGACCGTTGCGTCTTCACCCAGCCCCATGATCTGTGAACCTGACGAATACGTTACCAGCATGGATGGCGGCTACCTGTCAACCCGGCGCAAAGCTAAACTGCCAGCACTGCGATTCTCTGCAGGCTTCCGGGATTCATACAAGCATGTGCTGCGCAGCGAGTTCACCAGCAAAAACATGCCAACCGTATTCAAGGTACTGAACGCCATGCAGTCCGTGGCATACAGCGTGCACCAGCCCACCAGAGAGCTTCTGGGCGCGATTTGGGATGCAGGTGGTGGTATGATGGGGGTGCCGAATAAAAACCCGCCAAAACGCCCGGAATTCCCTTTTAATGATTCGTGGCAGAAAGCCACAGCAACCGAGGCCGAGCTGGAGATATTTGCAATGTGGAAACTCCGCGTTGTTCGGTATTACGAGCAACATGCCACATGGCGAGGCCATGCAATCTCTGTAGTAGCAAGCCTCAAGCACTTTGCCAAGATCGACGGGCCACGCTGGTTCCCGGCGTACTTCGATAAACGGGGCCGCTGGTACTACCGTGGCTCACCGAACCCGCAAGGCACCGACCCGGTAAAAGCTATGCTGCACTTCCACAACAAGAAGCCGCTTGGTAAAGAGGGCCTATTCTGGTTGAAGGTGCATATTGCGAACTGCTACGGTTTTGACAAGGCCCGATTCGCTGACCGGGCAGCATGGACTGACGAAAATTGGCACACCATCCAAAACGCATTAAACGACCCGCTGAGCCATTTTGAGGTGTGGGGTGACACTTCCCCCATGATGATGTTTTCGGCTGCGTATGAGCTGAACCAAGCCCTTTTGAGTGGGGTTCCTGAATCGTACTGTACTGGCATCCCGGTGCACATGGACGCAACGTGCTCTGGCCTGCAGCATTTCAGTGCGCTACTCCGCGACCCAGTGGGCGGCAAGTACGTGAACCTGTTCGATGAAGAGGGTATCGGGCCTAAGCAGGACATATACACCAAGGTAGCAGAGAACGCGCTGCAAGCTATGCAGCTCGACCTAAAAAGCGAGAACCCGATCACAGTGGCATGTGCCCAGTGGTGGATTCAGAACGGCATAAGCCGCAGCATGGCGAAGTCTCCGGTTATGACCTACGTGTACGGTGTAACTGCATTTACAGCGTGCTCCAATATTCTAGCAGCGCTGGCTGACGAGGGTGTAGAGTTACCTGAGCATATCAGACCACAGAACCTTGGAACATATGCTGCCAAAGCGCTGTTCGAGGGTGTAGCACGCACAGTGCCATCTGCTGCAGAGGCTATGCGGTGGTTGCGCTCAGTAACGGCTAATCAGCCGCAGGGTGTGCCTTTGCGCTGGACTACTCCACATGGATTCAAAGTGTACCATGACGCTGTGTGCTTTGATAAGAAGAAGATATTCATTCGCAGCGCGGGTATGACGACTACGTGGATAAATGTGCAGATTCCGGGCGAGACATCGACACAACGGTCAGCTAATGGTATCAGTCCGAACTTCATCCATGCTCTAGATGCTACCCATGCTGCGCTTGTTATAGAGCAGATGCGCGACTCAGGGCGGGACATAGTAAGCATACACGACTCATTCGGAACACATCCATGCGATGTGCAGTACATGCACAAAGCGATCCGAGAATGCTTCGTAAAAATGTACGACGGGACAAACCTCATGCAGGATTTTGCAGACGAGACTGGACTCAGTGTGAAAGCGCCAAATCAAGGAAATCTTGATATAAAACAAGTACTTACGAGTGAGTTCTTTTTCTGTTGAAACTTTGATGCTACCCGTGGTAGGAGCATAAGGGGAGAGTATTATGTATGTATTATATGTACTTCACTGTATTATGTATGTATCTATGTATATACCTTTAAGGAGTATATATGACTGAGAGTATTACCAGTGTACCAATAGGTACATTATCAAACAGTAATAAACAACGCTTTACTAAGGAGCAGATAGATTATCTTAGCAGACTCTATCCAGAGCGTATAATGCCACATAATGCCTCTCACTCAGAAGTGATGTACTATCAAGGGCAACGCTCAGTAGTGTTGATGCTGGCTAAAGAAAATGGAGGTGTATAATGTCTATTTTCGAGGATATGTTCGGAGTGACAGATGCACGTAATCGTGCACGAGCTGCTGAGCAAGCAGCCAGAGAGCAGGCTGCGCTTGTGGAGGCTAACAGACTTAAGCGCGAACAAGCTATGCGGGAAGTTGCTAACCTGAGTAAGATGGATGGTAACAACAGCACCGCTGCATCCGTGTTGGCTGGTGGCACGGCAATCAGCATGGATCAGGCAGCCGCAGCACCCACCGGACCGCTAGGTAAGACTATGGCATCACTTCTGGGACTGCGCGTATGAACGATAACATTCAAGGTACTTACAGAGGCAGGTTCTTGTCTCTCCGTAAGGGTTCTCTGGTTAAACGCTGGGAGAAATATGCGTATTGGACTCTACCATCGCTGGTAGTGCCGGAAGGTCATAAGGCCACTGAGGAAAACATTATCCGGGACTTTCAAGAGTTCGGTGCACTGCTGGTGAATAACCTTGCAAGTAAACTGGCTGGATTACTGTTCCCTCCGGGCAGAGCGTTCTTCAAAGCAGAGCCGTCTAAGGAAATGCAGATGCACTCTGAGAAGTCGGGTGTAAGTGCAGCAGAGTTGCAGAGCGCACTTGCTATGGCTGAAGTATCTGCGTCCAGCGCACTGTACGTGAATGCGGCGTACTCCCAGATCAACAATGCACTTAAGCTGCTGCTGATAACGGGTAACGCGCTGGTGTACCGAGATTCGCAGAATATGACGCTGCGAGTGTACCCTCCGACAAACTATGTTACGCTGCGTGGACCGGACGGTACTCTGATCGAAATGATTCTGAAAGAGGCGATGTCCTACGGATCAATTCCGCAAAAGTACAAGATGAAACTTGTGGCGAAAAACGCGAAGTACACGAAGTACCGCCCGGACGATGTTGTGTGGCGATATACCCGTGTGGTTTTGATGCTACCCGTGGTAGAGGAAGGAATTTCCAAAAACGCCATGCACATCGAAACGCAGCAACTCGACGATGTGCAGGTAGATTACGAAGCACGTTATCCAGTTGACACAAGCCCGTGGATGGCCCCAACATGGAACCTAGTGTGCGGTGAGCACTACGGCAGGGGATTGGTTGAGGACTACGCAGCAGGTTTCGCTAAGCTGTCCAGTCTGGCAGAATCATCCACGCTGTACGCAATCGAGCTGATGAAGGTGCTGAACCTTGTGGCTCCGGGCGCTATGGCTGATCTGGAAGAGTTGAACTCTGCTAAGTCTGGGGCGTACGTCCAAGGAGTACCGGGACAGATTGCCCCGTATATGCAGGGCGCAAGTGTCAAGCTTCAGGAGGTAGAGGGCCAGATCACAAGCACAGCACAGAACCTCGCCAAAGCATTTATGTACAAAGGGAATACCCGTAACGCCGAACGCGTTACTGAGTATGAACTGCGGCTTGATGCACAGGAAGCAGAGCAGTCTCTGGGTGGCGCATACAGTGCGCTATCTGCGGCGCTGCAATTGCCGTTGGCAAGGGTGCTGTTCTCTGAGGTAGGGCCTAATATCCGTGACGGTATGATTGCCGGACACCTCAAGCCGAAGATTATTTCTGGCTTGCAGTCGCTCGGACGATCCGCAGATGTGCAGAATCTGGTAGCTGCTTCGCAAGAGATAGCAGCTATTGTCCCTGTACTTCAGCAGATGGATAAGCGGGTGGATGTATCGAAAGTGGTTGACCTCATTATGATGGCACGCAGTGTGGACTTCAAATCCCTGCAGAAATCAGATGAGCAGCTACAACAGGAAGCACAGGCTCAGCAGCAGCAACTGCAAGGGCAGCAGAACATAGCGCAGGCGCAGGCAATGGCAGCGCAACAAGATCAACTCCAAACATTAGGACAGTAATATGAGCGAAACTATCAATGTACCTGCAAGCGGCGGCATTCCACCAGTACCAGAGGGTGCTGGTAAAGTGATCCAAGGCACAGGCTCTGGTGCACTGCCTCAGAACCAACCTGCAGTACAGCAACCAGCACAAACGCAACCCGCTGCACAGCAAGCGCAGTTGCCACAAGACTACGCAGAGTATCAAGCGTGGAAGGCAGCACAGTCCCAGAAAGCACAACCTGCACCAGCGGCAAATACGGCCCCGGTCACAACTACTGTGCCGGGAACCAGTGCTGATCCTAAAGGTGTAGCAATGGCAGAGATTCTGGTAGCTGCTGCACCCGGCCTTGACCTTAACCGTGCAATCGGTAAGGCTCTGGGTCACGGATATGATGCCCGTCTTATTGACGAGGCATACATCCGAGAAACTGCAGGGGCAGATGCTGAACGTGTACTGACACTGGCCCGTGGGCTTGTGGAGCATACGGCTGCAGAGGCAACATCTACAGTAAACTCCATCTACAGTCTCGCAGGCGGTCAGCAGCAATGGGATAGCGCTGTGGCACTGTTTAACGAAAAGGCACCCGCAGCAATGAAAGCACTTGTAGCAGCAGCACTCAATACTGGTTCCGGCGACCAGATCAAGAACGCCGCCACAATGGTCGTGGACTATGTGAAAACATCGGGCCTGATCGCAAACATCACGGGTGCGCCTGTTAATGGTGTGGTTAATGCAAGTTCGGCTGAAGTCGGCCTGTCTGCGGCACAGTACAAGCAGCAGGTAGGTGAACTCATTGCCAAGCACCGGAACTCTCCGACATTCGAGGCAGAGTATGAACGCCTGACAGCACTGCGCTACGCAGGTAAGCAACAAAACATTTAATCTGAAAGGTAACACAATATGGCAGCAACTCCTTGGGCAGCAAGTAATAGCCGTGCATGGTATGCAGGTGCCAACGCAGACGTGGACATCCACATCGAAGCATACGAAGGTATGGTCGATGGTTCCTTCCGTGTTGAATCCCTGTTCCGAAGCGCTGGCCTGACTACATTCAAGTCCGTCGCACATCAATCGAATACATGGCGCGGTGATCGTATCGGCGGTGTATCCGTGACTGGTCGTAAGTCTGGTGAAGCACCTACCACACAGCGTATCGCTAACGACAAACTGGTTATCACTGTGGATACCACCTCGCTGGTGCGTACCACATCTGATGAACAGGACGACTGGACCTCTCCTGATCTGTCAGCGGAATACAGTGCAGAACACGCCACAGCACATGCTAAGGCATTCGATCAAGCGCACATCATCCAGTTGATTAAGTGCTCTGCATTCACACCGCCAGCACATCTGGCAAGTTCGTTCTATCCGGGCATCAAGAAGACCACCACTGGTCTGAATGCCGCAGTAGGTACATCCGTGCTGACAGCAGCCGAAGTTAAGGCTGATATTCTGGTAAGCACACACAAAGACGCGATTGCCGATCTGGTTAAGCGCGATCTGGGCGGTGAGCTGGGCAGCATGGTTACTCTGGTGGATGTTGATACATTCTCCCTGTTGCTGGACAACAAGAAGCTGATGAACGTGGACTTCTCCGGCACCAACGGTAACTACGCTGGTCGCCGTGTTGCGCAGTTGAACGGCACTGTGCTGATCGAAACTCCACGCTTCCCCGGTGCAGCTATCTCCAACCACTTCCTCGGCTCGGCATTCAACGTGTCGGCTGCAGAAGCCAAGGCATGTATGATCGTATTCGATCCTAAGCGTGCTCTGGTAACGGTTGAGGCTATGCCTATGACTGTACGTGTGGTCCCTATGCCGCAAGACTTCAGCAACATGCTGGACTCGTACACCATGTACACCGTCGGCCAGCGCCGTCCAGACAGCGTGGCTGTTATCTTCCGCGAATAATCGCGGCTCTACTAATAGGGGATACCTTCGGGTGTCCCCTATTTTTTCGTTAACTGAGGAATGCCTTATGCAATTACTTGACGCAGCAAACTACGTCTTGCGTACACTGGGTGAGCGCCCAGTGAGTACTCTGGACATGAACCATCCGACACTGGCAGTGGTCATTCCTGAGTTAGATCAACAACGTAAAGCCCTTTTACTGAAGGGCTGGTGGTTCAACCGCCGCCCCGTAACAATCTTACCTGACTTAGACGGTAAGTTCAAAGTACCGGATAAAGCTATTGCTGTCGTAATGGGCGGCAACGATCCGTACTACGCATTGGATGGGTACATATATGACCCTGCGGAGGAGACATTCGCCATCCCTGTGTCGAAGTTAAAGCCTATTGTAACATTCGACGTGGAATTTGCAGCTTTACCTGAAGTGGCGGCACAAGTCGTGCAGTTACAGGCAGCCGTGTCTGCGTACTGTCATGACGTAGGTATGGAGAACACTGTGCAGCTATGGCAGCAGGAGGCAACCAAGGCCCATGCACTGCTGGAGCGTGAGCACTTGCGCAACATGAAGTACAGTACCAGAAACAGCACAGCAGCTATGCGTGTGCTAACAGCTATGCGAGGTATCTAATGGGCACATACGAATCATCGTTCCCATCCCTTATCCAAGGGGTGTCTCAACAGCCGCCAGAGTTTATGCAGCCGGGACAACTGGTTTCTCAAGTCAATATGATTAGTGATCCTGTTACTGGCCTGCGTAGGCGGCCCGGTGCACAGTACATTGCAGAAGAAGTAGGTGGCTTTGCATTCCCTGAGCGTATCATGTCTGATAGGGTGGAGCTTGGCGGTAAGGCGATACACTTCAAGGTAGACTCCTACGTAGGCTCAGTACGCCTATATGATGACAACGGTAACTTTATTGATGGGTTCGTACCTACATACGGTGGGCAGAATTATCTGCAAGCCACTTCGCAGTCAAGCATTGTCTATGCAGTAGTTAACGACGAGCTGTTCATCTGCAACAAAGAAAAGGTGCCAGTAGTGCTGCAAGGCACTGCGTACCCCTACACACAATATGGTAGCAGTTTCTATGACATTAAAGCTGGGGCGGCTGCTACAGAGTATGACTTGGTAGTGACATTTACAGCTCCGGGATGGATAGGGCGCAGGATACGTGTGACGTACACTACTCCAGATGGGACCACGCCGGGGGACGCTGCCCAAAGTACGCCAGCGTATATTTCAAGCCAGTTATTCAGTGCACTGCAGGCAGCGCTTACAGCAGAGTCGGGATTCAATCCTACGTACTACCCCGACATATATAGCACAACGGCAGCTTCTGGGTTCATTGGCTCTACTATTGTGTTCGTATGGAAGGGGTATCCGGGGCATCCTGATGCAGTGGCGACTATGACAACATCGCTTAACAGGCAGTACTTGCTAACATGCAATGGGTATCTGCCGACTGCAGACCTGTTACCTGCCAAATTTCCAGTGGCACCAATTCCGATGATTGTTGCTACTGGGGCTGCAAATTCACCAACGTACTACCGATTTGACGATGCTAAGCAAGCTTGGTTAGAGTGCGGCGCACCTAGCGTAAACTACAAGACAAATGCGGCAGATAAGATCGGCAACTGCCCAATAGGTATTAAGTACAATGGTACTGCATGGGCTGCTTCAAATACTGAGTTTGAAGGGCGGTTAGCTGGCGATACTGTATCCTGCCCTGATCCGGGCTTCGTAAGCGGTATCACGGGGATCGGATCATTCCAAGGCAGGCTGGTGCTTCTGGCAGGTAGCAAAGTATGCATGTCTGCATCCACTAAATCACGCAGATTTTACAGGAGCACTGTTACATCATTGCTTCCGGGCGATGTTATTGAGGTAAGCAACAGCGGCAGTAACAGCAGCCAATACACCGGATGCATTCAGTTCCAGCATGACCTTATTGTGGTTGGCACTGGAACACAGGCAGTTATTCCGGGAAGCAATCCAGTAACACCGCAGACAGCAATGGTAACTGTTCTTGGAGACTATCCTAGCAGTGGAAGTGCTAAGCCTGTGTCAACAGGGAACTCTGTGCTAGTAGCACGTCCTAGCGGTACGTCATACTCAGGCTTCGTCGAGATTGTACCTGACAGCTCAGTAGCTGCTAAGTTCAGCATAGTAGATGCAACTCCGCACTTACCATCGTACATAGGTGGCACAGTAACGCAGCTTACAGGGTCGTCAAGCGCAGGCTATATGTTTGCACGGAGTTCTGCAGATAAGCGCAGTGTGTACGTTCACCAGTACCTGTGGACCGCAAAGGGGAAAGAGCAGCAGGCGTGGCATCGGTGGGAATTTCCACTTGATGTTATAAGCATCCATGCGACTAGCTCGTACCTATGGGTGTGGGTGTACATACCTCCAGTTCTCGGAGGGGATTTGGCAGGTGTTGAATCCATCCAGTTATGGAGGATACCTCTCCGCAGTGTGCCGGATACAGCAGACACTGTGTACTTAGACGGTTGGGGCCAAGTGGCTGCAAGTACTCCGTACACATTCCCAATCAAACAGAATGGTGCGTTGCTGCAGATGAAGTACGCAGGTGCTAGGGTGAACCCTAGAAATGTTCCGATAGGGTATGCAGAGACTAACGCTAGGCTTGCAGTGGATGCACTTGATGTAGGTACATCGATGTACATAGGTATCCCATATACTTCCCAGTTCGCACCTCCAGCAGTAATGCTGCGCAAACAGGACGGAGGTATCATGGTAACTGATGCACCTTACAGTGTAGTTGACTACACGCTATCTGTAAGTAAGTCCGGTATGTTCAAAGCCACTCTTAATTCAGAGTACGTGGGGGCGCTGTCTTGGGACTACACAGCACGCAGTACAGCTACTCCGGGGTTTACATTACCCGGTGCAGACTACCCAGCAACAGGGCAAGTAACTGTGCCTGTGCGAATGCCTGCTACATCCTACACTGCCACGTTCAGTGCCAACGGTGTGCAGGACTTCAATGTTAAGTCTATCGTGTACACTGTTAAGTACCATCAACGTGTAAGGAGAGTATAATGCTACCATTGGCAATAGGGTTGCAGATGGGCGGTCAACTGATCGGGTCGATGTACAATAAGCGTGCAGCTTACGATCAGATGGCAGAGGCTGGCTGGGCAAATGTAACCCAGAACAAAAACATTGATGCGATTAACTTCGAGAATACTGTTCGCAATATGTACAGACAAGGTATCTTGCAGGTGCAGCGTGGGCAGATGCTTGAACAAGCGGCATCAGCAGGATTAACTCTGAGCCAGCAGAAGTTGCAGGCACTGTCTGCAGCATCATTGACTGCAGGTGCTTCCGGTACAGCCGGGGCATCTGTGGCTGCTGTTGCCGCAGACGTGGCGAAACGTGCAGAAGATGCGCTGCTAATCCAGAAGCAACAAGTAAGTAACAGCAACTTTAACTTCGGTGTGCAGGCACAAGACTTGGCGTATGCCGGGATTGATTCTCTGCAGAACGCCCGGTTGATAAACCTAACGGATCACCAGTCGTCGTTCGGGCAAGACTTATTGCTGGCTGGTCTGAATGCAGGTGCTACGTATGCTTCTGCGTGGTACGGTAAAAATGGAAGTCTCGGTACTGCTGGTACGCAGGGCGGGACAATGACACCTTAAAGGAGGCTGTATGCCAGATCGTCAAGGAGTGGATGTACAATTTAATGCTGGTCAGATGGTCGGCATACAGAGCGCCCAAGTAGGTAACAAACCGCTGGACGTAAACAAGGACGTTATGCCTGCATCTCAACAGGCTGACCGTTCTCTGCTGAATGGGCTGCTTGGCAACCTGATGCAGCTTGGTGGCAGGATGCTTCATCAAGAGGTAGACAAGTCTGCAGAGGAGGCGTACCTCAAAGGGCAGCAAGCTGTAGGACTTGGTAAGACTGAGGAAGAACTGGAAACAGACCCGCTTACAAAGGGCTGGGCCACTATGGGTTTCCGGGATGCGTCTGCACGCATAGCTCTGATTGATGCAGAGACATCCGTGGCCTCCAACATGCAAGACTTGCGTACAAAGTCGCCGGAAGAGTTCGGTAACTTCCTAGCAGAGCGTCGGCAGAAGCTGATGGCGGCTATGGACGGTACAAGTCTGCAAACCCGTAAGGCTATGGTTGGGCAGATGGCTTTGTCGGACAGGACAGCTATGTCGAAATACAAGCAAGCCCATGCAGAGTTTATTGCCTCTACGGACTTCAACACTATCCGGGCGGGTATTAACAGCACACTGACGGACCTGAATGCCTCTAAAGGCAATGCCGAGGCATACGCTAACACTGCAGCAAGTTTGTACGGTCAGGTGTTATCGACAGTGGTACATAACCCACGCTTCGATAACATCCCAGAAGTACGCCAAAAGCTGTTGTTTGAGGCATTGCACAGCGCACTGGATTCTGATAATCCCGCGCTGTTCCTCATGGCGCAGGGGCGAAAAGATGGTATCGGTGCAGATGGTAAGCCTGCATCGCTTTTTGATACGCTGTCTGACGAGCAACGTACTAAGCTGATGGCGGCGTACCGTGCGGGTAAAGAGCGCTACGATGTACTCCAGTTGAACGATTTTGCTGGTAAGGCAGGTGCTCTTGGGGCGCAGATTAACACAGACGTATCGAAGGTAGAGGCCACAGACGTAGAGCAGCATTTACGAGAAGGTGCTCAGATTGGGTACTACAAGTCACCGAAGGACATGGCATCTGTGTGGGAGAACTTCTGGGTACAGAAGAGCAAGCAGGTGAATCGTGCAACTCTGGGGCAGATGTGGCTCACAGGGGATCAGAATGGAATGATCTCTTTACCGGGCCAGCCTACCGACACTGAGGGAGCAGACGCGGCAGTAACATTCCTTGTGAAACAGGGTGCTAAAGTTCCAGAGATTGTATCTACACTGGCAAACACAGCCCGTAATAAAGGCTCTCCTGCAGCGCTGCGTAAGATCGCTGAACTCACTGGTCCAAGTATCTCCCAAGTCGCCCACCTTGACAACATCACACCACAAGCAAAAGAGATTGCAAAATCTTATGTGGATCAGATGTCGTACTACAAGGCACAGGGTGATAAGAGTTCTCAGGCACTGTTGCTGAGCGCACTACCGCAGGATGCACAGGACTTCATGGTGATCCTTGACGGGCACATGGAGCAGAATGGCGGTAATCTCGATGTGGCACTTGCAAAAGCACGTAAGGATGTGCAGCCTGAGAGTCTGTACATCAAGGGCGACCAAGCGGCATATCTGGCTAAAATGACCAAAGAGCGTCAGGATCGTGTAGCTAAGATTCAGCCAGAAGGGTTATTTGCTCAGGCGGGTACAGGTATCGGTAAGTTAATCAACATGCTCAGTATGGGTACGCTGCAGAAGAACACGCCAGCGTACTCTCAGCTCAATGTGGACAAGTACTGGTTTGCAAACGAATCCGTACTCAACGCTAAGCAGAATGCAGCACGTGAACGATTCAGCGAGGAGTTCGGGAAGCTTGTTAGACTTAACCGCAACCTGACACCGGATGCAGCAGAGCAGCTTGCACTTGCACGCACTGTCGCTGCACAGATCAATACTGGGGATAAATCAGGCCCATTGCTGATCGACTCCAGTATCCCAGATATTAAGGCGTACTTCGGGATCAAAGACCCTAACGTAGCAAACGACCTCATTGGTCAAGCAGTTGCACGTATGGCCCCGGCACCGGAAGGCAAGACTGTCACGTACAGTACGAACTCCACAGGTAAGCTCATGGCTGAGTACTGGGACAAGGATGGGCGTGCTGCTGGCGGTACTATCCTCAATCCAAAGGATGTCGGTAACTATGTGCAAGCTATTCTCGGCGAGCGTGTAAACGACACCAAGCGACTGTACGGACCGGGCGTTCCTGCTGGCCTGAAGGACGCTAACGGCGAGCAGGTAACATACAACGGGAATAATACTGCGTTGGTTCCTAATGACCAGATGCTAGAGTTTCGTAAGCAGTTAGTGCGCCTAGAGGGCGTGCGCTATGAGCCATACCAGAATGAGATCACTCTCACAGACGGTTCTCGCAAGACTGATAAGAAGACTATCGGCATTGGGTTTACACAGGGTTACTACATCGAACCAGACGCAAGCGGTAAGGTATCGGCAAAGCAGGTGTCTCAGATGTTCGCAAAGGCTTCTGACGATGCTGCAAAGGCTGGTGCAGACGCTCAGGTATACACTGGCAACAAGAGTAAGGAAGCATTCCTGCTGATGTCCCTGTCAGCATATCAAGGCGGTACTAACTTTGGCGGCACATCTTACGGCAAGCAGTTCTTGGATACGTTCAAGAAAGCTACTGCTATGAAGTCGCCTGAGAACGCGGCAATAGCTGCTGCAGCATTCCGTAAGACACCTATGTACACACACTCACCTGCTGAGCGCAGATCGCTGTACATGGAGTTAATCAACCAAGCACTACGTTAAGGAGCATACTATGGCAGACCAATACGTTGACCCACGAATCTACGGTGGGAGCATTGACCCACTTGCGCAACCGATTCTCGGTCAGCGTACTGGTGCGGCAGACCCGGCTACACTAGGCAATACTGTAAGCCCGGTAGAAGTTGTTAAGGAGACTCCAGCGGCCCTTGCTGGGCTTGCAGAGTACCAGTACCAGCACCGGGATACAGTATCCTACGCGGAGACAGCGAAAGCAGCGGCATCCAAGTGGCTTACTTCCCGTGCATGGGCAACTCTTACCGGGCCATCGAACTTACCTGATCCGGGCTTCGCTCCTAAGAATCCTCTGGAGGGTTTGGAGTTTGCGCCTAATGAAGATGAACGCGAGTTCCTGTTCGGTGCCCGTAACGTAGAGAACCGGGCATGGCGCATTGAGCAGTTGAATCAGCAGCATAAGGCAGATCAAGCGATCTCAGATAACCCTGCAGTTGGTACATTCGTATCCCTGATTGATCCGACATACTTCGCAATCGACGCACTGAGCTTCGGCGCTGGGCGTGCAGCTACATTGGCCCGTGCTGGTAGCGCTGGTCAGCGAATAGCTGCTGGCGGCACTTCATTGGCGCTGACGTATGGTGCTGGTAAGCTGGCCCAAGGTTCTTCGGGAATGTCAGAAAAAGAGGTGCTGGTTGGCGCCTTGCTCAACGGTGCTATGGGCGCTGCTGTGTACCGCGAAGGTAAGCTAATCCCAAAAGATGCAGCATTCCCAGAAGCAGAGCTGCATCAAGTTGCAGAGAGCATTGTAGCTCCTAAGCAGACAGAGGCTCAGGTAATTAAGCAAGTGGAAGTTGAAACCAAGGAAGTCGCCCAGATGCGCAGGTCGGCATCCATGCCTTTGGCAGATATCGCGGAGTACGATGCGCACAATGTAGGTAAATCAACCTCTGCACGAGACATGCTACAGGAAGCTATAGCAGGGGCATCTGAAATTGACAAGGCGCTATATAGCCATATGCTGCAGCAGTTAGACATTGTAGGCGATGTGCCTGTGCGTACTGTGCCTAGGGACGTGGCTAGACGCGTGTCTGGTTACTCCAATGCAGATGTGGCAGTTGGTTTCTACGATGGTACCAGACATACTGTAGTATTAATTTCAGATGCAAAACAGGCGTATAACAACGCCAACGTGTTGACGCATGAAGTGGCCCATGCGCTTACAGCTATGAAAGTTAAATACGGCGTGGCGCATCCTGAAACTACCATAGGCAAGCTTACTGCAGAACTGGAGCAACTACGCACCACAGTGCTCAACTCTGTTGACAAGAAACACAGGGGCAACTACTTCCTAACAGACACTGATGAATTCATCGCAGGCATCTTTAGCGGAGAGCCTAAGTTCCATGCTCTGCTGCACTCAGTTAAGTTGGAAGATTCATCCGTGCTGCATAAGATCGTAGATGTAGTGCGTAAGGTGCTGGGGCTGCAGCCAAATGAAACTACAGCCCTTGTTAAAGGTATCGGACTTAGTTCTGATCTAATGGAAGAACGCTTTGTAGTTAACCAACGCTTTCTAGACGGTACAGTACAGCAGTACTCAATGGTAGCTAATCCAGTTCAGGCAAGGTCTAAGATCGCAGGTATGCTTGATAGCGACAAGGCTGCGCAAGGCATTGCATGGAATCTGTACAAGACAGCATCCCGCTACAGCGATACCGCTAAGCGAATCATGCGTGATCTTGTCGATGATCCTATTGATATGTCTGGGCGTAGCGCCACATCGGAAAAGCTGGCTATCCGTGCAGATATGCACCGCATACAGTCCCGGCTGTACGACGCAACTCTGGAGGCATTGGAAAAGCGTGGCTTCGGCCTGAAAGAACGTGTACTGAATCATTCCGAGGCAATGCGTGCACAGCGCTCGCTGGAGCAGGAACTCACGATAGAGCTGGCAAACCGTGAGGCTGGTGTAGCGTCCGTAGCATCCCCAGAGGTGCGTAAGATGGCTGACCAGCACGTAGAGCTTATGCAGGCCATGCTAGATGAAATGAAAGCTGCCGGGGTGCACGGTGCCGAAGGCATTAAAAAGTCCGATGGGTATTTCCCGCGCCACTGGGAAGTCGGGCAAATCGAGCGTGCAGAGCAAAAGCTGGTGGACGCAGGCTTGACTACCAAGGCAGCAGAAAAAGCGATTGTGGACCTTGTGGCGAAGTCTATGCGGGATATTGAGGACGCTCAGGTTCGGCACGATATTGCAAAAGCCATCATTGACCGGGCAAAGCGCAAGGGCTATTTCGAGGACTCGGCATTCCGGGGCCACATCGGTAACGACAATGTGCTGGAAATCCGGCAGGTTCTGGAAGGCTCTGGGCTATCGCAGGAGCGCATTCAGCGCGTGCTCGATACTGTGTCTGCCGTTACGGACGAGGCTGGCAAAGCGTCCGAGCTGAAGCGCCGTGTAAGTGTGGATATGTCTGCAAACATCATGGTCAACGGGGAGCGTATCGCTGTCGTGGACTTGGTGGACTCCAATATCCTGAGCAACACTGATCGCTACATAAACAAAATGTCCGGGCAATCTGCTATGGCACGCAGAGGTATGCACACAGCAACAGACATTGCGAATGTGCGCAAGGAGTACTTGCATAGCATCCCTAACGAGGCGGAGCGTGCCGAAGCTGCCAAAATGTTCGATGACATCATCAAGGATATTCAAGGCATCCCATCTGGTGAGCAGGTGCCAGAGCTGATGCGCACATCCCAGCAGTTAACGCAGATGGTTGGCCTTGCTGGGGCTGGTGTATGGCAGATCACAGACTATGCTAAGATGATGCAGCGATACGGATTCGGTGCTGTTATGAAGTACGCAATCAAAGAGCTTCCGTCTCTCAAGTCGCTGTTGAATGGTGTAAATCACGATAAGGCCGTAGCGCGGGAGTTGCAGGACGTACTCACAGCCAATGCAAACTACGACCTGCGCATGAAACCTTTCTTGCAACGTATGGAGGACAACTTCGACATCCCAGCTAATGCCGGGTTGAACATTGCGCTCCAGCATCACAAGCAGCTCGTGCCGTATATCAACGGTATGAAGTTCGTGCACGCACACCAAGCAAGGATCGCTGGGAATCTGGTGACTCAGGAGTTAGTACGTGCTATCAAGGGAGACGCTGCAGCCGCTGAACGTCTGTCTCGATACGGTTTGATGCAACCCGTGATAGACAAGGTGAAAGCCGATGTAACCAAGTACGGCATGGACACTGCAAAGTGGTCCGACAGTACGTGGCGGGAAGTGCGCGGTCCACTCGGTAAGATGATGGATGAAGCAGTTCTGAAGTCACGCACTGGGGAAGTGCCATATTTTGCGCAGTTCTCTGCTCTCGGTAAGTTTGTATTCACCTTCCGTGGCTTCACTCTGGCAGCGCACAACAAGCTGCTTGCAGGTACATTAGGCCGTGACGGGTACGCTGGTCTAAGTAAGCTAATGATGTACCAGTACCCACTGGCGGTCCTTGCTACGGCAGCAAATAACACTATACAAGGTAAGAAACCTATGACTGAGCAGGAAATGCTGAGCAAAGCTGTAGGTCAAGTTGGTGCACTGGGGCTGTACTCTGAGCTGTGGAATTTGATGTCGGGAGAGACTACCCGCGCATCTTCTCCGGGATTCATTGCACTAGACCGCATGTATCAAGTAGGTAATGCCCTTAAGGGTGGTGTAAAAGCCACTGCCACGGACGGTTTCTCACTGGATCAGTACGGGCAGCTCGGAGGCGCGCTATTGAATAGCGTGCCATTGGTCGCCAGCTTTGGGCCTACTAAGGCTCTGGCAGAACATTTAAAAGGAGAATAACTTGGCATATTCCTATCAAGACTTGGTTGCTGATGGGAGTACCACACAAGTGCCTGTGTCCATTAGTTTTCTGGACCGGGCACATATTGTGGTGCTTATTAACGGGGTGTCGTCTAGCTACACGTGGCTATCACCTAGTGTAGATACAATCGTGCTTCCGTCTGCACCCGCTGCTGGAAGCCTGATCCGTATTCAACGGAAAACACCACGGGATGCAGTGCCCCACAATTACTCGCGTGGTAGTCAATTCAGCACTACAACTGTGGACAAAAATAACACGCATCTACTGTATATCGAACAGGAGATACAGGAGGCATTTGTGGGTGTATCTGATGCGTCTGCGGTGGCCGCTAACGATGCAGCAGGAGGAACACTATTCACCACTGTTGCTGGTTTCATCGGGCGGATCATGTCCGCACTTGGCTCCAATATCGTAGGATACTCTCGGCAAGTGGCTGGGGCAGTGGCTGGTACTGTGTACTCAAAGCTGTTCCAGCATGTCAGCGTGCGGGATTTTGGGGCTGTTGGTGACGGTGTAACATTGGATACCGCTGCAGTGGCTGCAGCTATAGCCTACGCGAAGGCCAATGGGTACACACGTATCTACTTCCCTAAAGGATGCTACTTAATCAGCAACCTGCTAATCAAAGACCTGTCAGGATTTATCTTGTTCGGCGATGGTGCTACATACAAGCTAGACCCTACAAAGGGTACTGTTATCCGCTTTGCGGGTAGTTCTGGGTACTCGGTACTGTTTGACAGTTGCAGCTCTTTCGAGGTGAAGGACATCTGGTTCTCGTACACATCGGCAGCATTCACTGGTGACTTGGTGCAGTTAGATAATACTGCTGGACTCGATACTAACAGTGGGGAGTTCACTCGCTGCATGTTCTCTGGTGAGACTGCTGCTGCAGCCAACTGTACAAATCTGTTGCGCCCTAAAAAGTGCTACCAGATTGATGCAACTTCCTGCCTGTTCTTGCGGGGTGGTGTAGGTGTTGGTATTTATTCATACACTAACATCCTGAACATCCGTAGATGCCAATTCCAAGGCATTACGTACAAACCAATTTACGCATACACAGGTTCCATCGAGTGCATTAACATTTACATGAATACGTTCGAGCCTCGCTCTAACGGTATGGCTGCAGCATTCGACGCAGCTCCTGCCGTGTACGTGTTCTCTATGTCCTATATGTCTAACTGGCATGGGGATGTTGGCACAGCGGGCGGCGGCGCGTGGTTACGATTGACTGGCTGCCGTGGCTTAGAGGTTGCAGGGAATACGTTTGGGCAGTCTGGTGGCGGTACTGATGATTACGCCTTAGACTTGAATGAGTGTAATGGTGTGTCTATCCACGGCAACCATTGCGAGGATAAGTTCATCAAGTTCTCTGGGCAGTGTCTGGGCGGGGATGTGTACGGTAATAACGTAGGTGTTGACATCATCAAGAATCCTCAGTACGCTGTTAATTTCAGTTTCAGAAACAACAATGGACTGGCTTCTAGTAACTGGCGTGCACGTGTGTACAGTACTACCAACCAACTGCTTACTGCCAGTACTTACAGCCCTGTGTTGTTTGGTGCTGAGTTCTACGATACAGCCAATATACACAGCACAACGGTAAACACCTCGCGCTTAACAGTTCCGGCATACGGTGGTACAAGTACAGTGCGTCTGCTATTTGGATTCACCCTTGGAGCTGCCAATGGGAAAGCATTTGTGCAGATTCGTAAAAATGGAGGTACTATCGTTGCGCAATTACGAGTACCCTTGGACACGGTGGACAATGTAATAGGTCAAATTGCTGTGGAGGATACTTGTGTTGCTGGAGATTTCTATGAGTTATACATCAACCCGTCTGTAGGTATTCCTGTAGTGGGCGGTGCATACGCAGCTTCAGACACATTCGGTAGCATTTCGAGAATAAACACAGGAGATTGATGAATGGCTGTATCGTTAGACGACTTGCAGGAATTGCAGGCTAAAATGGTACAGGGATTGAAGCAGCGTCTGGATGCGGACTTGGAGGATAATGTCCCTACAGACGCTGCTACTCTCGGCGTTATTGCTAAGCTGTTGAAGGATAACAACGTAGTGGTTTCGCCACAGGACAAAGAATCCCTGACCGAGAAGCGGGATCAACTGGCCCGTCAATCTGCTGAGCGTGCTGCAAAGCGTGCTCAGCAATTGGCGCTTGTTAAATCTGGTTAAACGGAGGTATTATGGAAATCGAAGAACGGTTCGCACAATCAGCTATGCTTGCTGAGCACTACTCCAACTTCATTGCTTTTGCGGTAGATGGCATGGACTTTCTTGGGTTCCCACTTACCGAAGTGCAAGAAGACATTGCGCTATTCATGCAGAACGGCCCACGTCTTCGTATGGTGCAGGCGCAGCGTGGTGAGGCAAAGTCCACACTCGCTGCTCTGTACGCTGTATGGCGCATTATACAGCGAAACAGCACGATTGTGCTGATTATCTCTGGTGGTGAGAAGCAGGCTTCCGAGGTGGCTACGTTAGTTGTTCGCCTCATTACCACTTGGGATATTCTGGCTTATCTCGCGCCGGATAAGCAGGCTGGGGATCGTTCCAGTATTGAAGGGTTCGACGTGCATTACGCGCTAAAGGGGCTGAATAAATCCCCTTCCGTAGCGTGTGTTGGTATCACATCCAATCTGCCGGGTAAGAGGGCAGATGTGTTGATCGCAGATGACGTAGAGACTACCAAAAACGGCTTGACTGCCGTGCAACGTGGGCAGCTTGCGCACTTGACTAAGGAGTTCACTTCCATCTGTTCTACTGGCGACATTCTGTACTTAGGCACACCTCAGACAAAAGACAGTGTTTACAATGGCCTCCCGGCACGTGGCTTTACAGTCCGTATCTGGCCGGGACGCTACCCTACCGAAGAGGAGTTACCACGTTATGCAGACCGACTTGCATCTTTGCTTATTGAGCGCTTACGGGCAAATCCCGAACTGCAAACAGGTGGTGGCCTCGACGGAAAACGTGGACAGCCTACCGACCCAGCCCGGTTCAATGAATCTGCCCTGTGCGAAAAAGAACTCGACCAAGGGCCAGAAGGCTTCTCCCTGCAGTACATGCTCGACACAACCTTGTCCGACGCGGCAAGACAACAGCTCAGATTGAGTGATCTGGTTATTGCGAACTTCGGTTACGACCGGGTCCCAGAGATCATCGGTTGGCAGGCTGCTCCCCGGTACGAGGTTCCTATTGATCGGGAGTTCTCTGTGCAGGGCGCCAAGATGTACTACGCCCTACCTGTGGAGGGTTGTGCTTGGGTAACACCTCCGCAGCCGATGATGTACCTTGACCCTGCTGGTGGCGGTGCTGACGAAATCGGTGGTGGTATCAGTACTGCTGTCGGACCGTACATCCACGTGCTTTCTGTCATTGGGTTGAAGGGGGGTCTGACCAACGACAACATAGGACACATCATTGCAAAGGTCAGGAAATATAACGTAGGCTTTATCAAAGTAGAGTCTAACATGGGCCACGGCCTATTCGAGACTATTCTGAGAGCTGAGCTTGCTAAGCACGATGACTTGCGCAATGTGGGTGTGGCTGGAGAGTACAGCACCGGGCAGAAGGAACGCCGTATTATCGACAGCATGGTCACTGCTATGCAGCGGCATAAGATCGTCATACATCAGGATGTATTCACAGACGACATCGCCTTTGGTAAGCAGCACGCCATAGATAAGCGCAGTTCGTACAGTCTGTTTCAGCAAATGAGCAGTATCACTACTGATAGGAACTCTCTACCGCACGATGACCGACTGGAGGCAGTCGCTGGATGTGTTCGCCACTGGAAAGCAGTGCTTGCGATTGACGAAGAGAAAGCCTCCGTTATTAGATCGCGTGAAGAGTGGAGTAAATTCCTAGCCGACCCTACAGGTCTTGGCATCCCTATAAAGCGCCGGGCAACTGGCACATTAGACAGACTACTGAGAAAGTACTAAGGAGCATGGACTATGAGTATGCAGCACGTTAAGGAATTGTTATTGGATGCCCCGCCAGCATCTGTCGCTACAGCGTCACTGTTTGGGGTTTCCCTTAACACCTACGTATTGGTGTTCACACTGATATATGCCGTGCTGCGACTTGTGTTCTTCCTGTATGATCGGTGGGTCCTGTATAAGCGCGGAAAGGATCGCAATGAATTTGAAAGCTAAGGTAGCTGGAGCAGCGGTGCTGCTGTGCTTGCCGCTGGTGCAGTACTACGAGGGCACCCGGTTGAAGGTGTATAAAGACCCGCTGGGTATCCCAACGGTATGTACCGGGCACACCGGGCCGGATGTCCGGCTTGGCGATGTATGGACCCCTGAGCAGTGCAAGGTCGCACTTGAGCGTGACCTTGAAGAGGCTGCTCAGGCTGTCCAGCGCTGTGCTACCGGACCGATGACGGACCACCAGCGTGCTGCCTTCATCAGCTTCACGTTCAACGTTGGGCCGGGTAAGGCCGGTGTGAAGGATGGGTTCTGTACTCTGAAGTCCGGCAGGCCATCCACCATGCTGCGCCTTATTAACGAAGGCCGTGCGGCAGAGGCTTGTGACCAATTCAAGTACTGGAAGCAACCGGGGCAAGGTCTTGGCGGTATTGCCAAGCGCCGGGATGCGGAGGAGAAATTATGCAAAACTTCTTCATAGCGCTTGCGGTATTCATGGTGATGCTCTCCGCGCTTGCGTATCGGGTGCATACGCTCGAAAAGCAGGCCGGGGAATACCAGAGTACCATCCGAGAGCTAAATCGCGCGGTAGCCGCTTCTAATGCGGTTGCTGACGCTAATGCAAAATCACTGCGTGTTCTGAAGGAGCAGTACGATGCGCTGGAGAAAGACCGGGCCGCTAAACGTGCGGCTGTTCAAAAAGCCGTGGAAGCTGTTCCCGATTGGAGCCACCAAAGCGTGCCTTCTGGCGTGTCTAGTGCTCTCCGGGTGCAGTACACCTCCGACGGTAATTAAAGTGCCTGTGGCCCCGCCTGATGCCCTCCTTGGGGATTGTGTGGAACCGCAGGCTGAAATCAAAACCAATGCCGACCTTGTGTACCTAATTGTGGATTTGCAACATGCTGTACGGAAATGCAACTCTGATAAGCAGGCCATCCGGGTGTGGTACAACGAAGCAACGAAGGAGAAATAAATGGCTGGTGGTGTAGCAGGCAAGTCCCACAATCTGTATGTGGTGGCGCTTGCCAAAATGAAGGACGCTGAGAAGGCAATTCACCAATTGCAGCAGTACGGTGCACCTGCATCCGATCCTCGGCATACGAATACAGATACTGCTATCACAGCAGCTATCGCAGCTCTGACTGCATTAACTTAATCACTGAAAGGAATCATCATGGCATTTACAACCGCAACTAGCATCGACACTGTGTACGCAACTAAGGCTGCTCTGATTGCAGCAGTGCAGGCTCTGGACAAGTATGTACTGGTGAGCAACCCATCTGTGCAGGCTGCTGCCGATACAGCATGTACTGCTGCTAAGGCTGCTATCACTACTCTGCAGACATAATCATGCCTATTGAGTCAGAGGGTATTGACTCTCTGTACACTCTACGGAACTTAGGTGCTACCGGACTTAAAGACCTTGACAGGTATCTGGCAGCACTTAATCCCGGCGTGGTTGGATTTACAAACACTGATCTAATTGCCTTACGGGACAAGCTACTGCTTGTGTACCCAATAGGAGGTACTCAGGCTGTTGTGAGTAATAACCAGAGTGTACCAGTGAGTACAAGTGCGCTTGCACCTGTGGCTGGGAGTAATGTCATCGCTGTAGCATCTGGTGTACCATCTGTAATCTTGGATAGCTCTACCGGAGTACTTCGTAATGGTGTGCAGGTGAATGTGTCCGTAGTTAACAACCTTAGCGTAGTAATAGGCTCTAAGTGTGTGCCTACTGTTGTAGCTGGCGTTATTACCAGTTTGCAGATACTTGTGTGATTGCTGGTGGGTTGGTGTGGCAGTTCTATGAGCAACCTAAAATTGCTTAGCTCGTGCGAGGCACCCTCCCGACCTGCGCACGCATGATTTCCCCCATGACCCTCGTGCTGCTGGGTGCATCAGCCGAAGGCTGGGGGGAGGGTGCTGTCTTTTGGTGCTTCCCTATGCCAGCCGTGGCTTGCAGTGTGCTATGCTGCATACGGTGCAGCCTGTGCTTTCCTGCGGTAGTCTGTGCAGGTCTGTGATCCTCCTGTGCTGAGTCGATGCTGAGCATTGTACACCTGTTGCGGAATCTGTCAAGCGGTTTCTGTTGTTCTCTGTGTGCATGGTGTAGTTCTGTGTGGTTCTGCCTTCGGCAGTGCATCTGCCTGTGCATGGTTGCGTTGCTGTGCATGTCTGTGTGTAGCTGTGTGCGTGGTGCATCTGTTTCTTTTCCGTACCGTACATCTGTTTCTTTGCGCTATCTGTTTCTATCGGGTATCTGTGTACATCCTGAGCAGTGCAGGGAAGTACTGTGCAGTACTGTGCTCTCTGTGTATGTACTCTGTAGTCTGTGAATTGTTACATTGTGTACTCTAGATATTTAACGATTCCTGGTAGCACACTTCCTGAGTATCTGTGCAGTTCTATGTGTAGTTCTATGTGTGCTCTGTGAGAATACATATCTATCTGTGCACATACCTGTGACAGCCTATGCGCTCCCGTCTGGCGACGGCTGACGCGCTCTTCTGCGGAAGTGCCTT